TACTATTAGCTTTAGCTAACGGAAGGCATCTATCAGGGTTCTTTTTATTTTTACTAGTACCGCAGGCTCCTTTTATAGAACCATCAGTACCTATTCGCACCCACTTTTGGTCTCGCCATTTTTTAAGCTCACCCATTAATACTTTGGCTTTGGCTTTGGCTTAGGTTTTCTAACCTTTGGTTTTGCGTACTTCATTTTTTCTTTGGTTTTGTATGTGTAAATCCTCTTTTCTTTAAAGATAAATGGTCTTTGTTTGTAAGAGCTTTAATAGCTTGCTTACCTTTGTACATCATGTGTATTTTAAATGCCATAATTTTATTTTTTAGATTTTTTAGCGTAGTTAGGGTCTTTACAGTATTTACTTGCAGCCATATTTGCATATGCTGATGGGTATCTATCAAATGTTCGTTTAGCCCAAGCAATTCCTGCAGGGCATATCTTATTACTCTTTTTAGTTCTTCCGCTTACCGCCATATCTATCTAGGTGAAAATTCAGACAAATCAAATCCATCCATACTATCCTCATTAGACTCAAACGTCTGAGGTGGTAGATTGTTTTTTCTTTGAGTTATTAATTTACTCTGCTCAGTATTCTGTTGACTTATACGAGAACTCTTAGCGTCTTCTCTTTGAGTCTCCCTACTCTGTAAAGCATTTTCAGATATATCTCTTAACTGCATATTAAATTGAAACTCTTTATCCATTAGAGTAGCTTTTAACTGAGCTTCATTATTCATTCTTTGAATATCAAACGCAACTTCAGCTTGTTTAATCTGCATCTTAGCCTGAGTCTCAGCTTGAATTTTTTGCATAGCTGTTTGAGATGCCATCTGTTGAGACTTAAGTTGTTGTTGAGCTGTAATAGCTTGCTTTTGCATAGCCATTTTTTCTTCACGCTCTTGTTTTTTAACCCGTTTAACTTTAAGTAGTTGATTAGCAACCTTAAGATTTCTAAGTTCTCTAATATCAATTGCATCCTCTAAATTTATGTCACCCTTAGATAACGCCATTTGTATATTTTGCTCTAGCTGAGCTCTTTCTTCTTCGTCAGGTGATACCTCTATAAATATTCCAAAGTTATATATGTATAGCTCATTTATTTCTTTTAGTATACCTACATTATATTTACCAATTTGATTAGCAAATTCATCTTTAAAGTCTGCGTACTCAAGAATATCTGATACACGATAAGTTAAAGCCTCAGCTAAACTTCTATATATAAATAAACTTGCATCAAGTATATGCCTTGTTGCTGTATTAGAATTTAATGCCGCAAGCTTCTGAACGCCAACTAAAGAGTTAGGGTCAGGAGTTGAACCGTCTCTCGCCTCATTTAAGCCTGTTACAGCCCTTATCATGCCCAAGTAATGATTATAGTTACCAATAAGCATTTGAGTCTTACTAGCCCCTGAACTTGACGTTAATTGAGTAATAGGAACTTTACCTTGGTTATAATCACCCTCTTGAGTGTAGCTTCTCCCAATCACACTACCCGTTTGGAAGTATAATCTTAAAGCGTCTTCAGGGTTGTAGGCATTACCTGTTCCTAAATCGACCTCGTTAAGCCCATCTGCATCAATAAATACACCGTCAGGAACTACTCTAGATATTACTTGCTGTAGCTTAAGGTGAGTTATTTGAATTAAATCGGCAAAAGGAATCATTCTTCTAACTAAAGACTCGATGACCCCCTTATACATTCTAGGTGCAACAGCTACATAATTTGGTATAGCGTGTTGACTAGCTGATTTAGGTCTTACCATATTCTCAGCAAGCTCCCATTTTAATAATATGTTTGTACCCATAACCATTACGCCATCGTACCAAACATCAATAGTTTTTTCTATCTTCTCAAAATTACCCTCATCCATCATTTCAGTAGGAGGATTAAATTGGTCATCTTTCTCAATCATCTTAGACCCACCGTTGTCATATATCTTTTTCTTATATACAATCTTCTTAGTGGTCTTGTAGTTAAAGTACATTACAGTAGCTGTATCTCTATAGAATATGTCATTCTCAGAGTATTGAGCTGTATTGTAATAGTTATACCAACTTTGACTATACTTAGATATTTTATCTAGGTCTTCATTAGTTAAAGATGTGTCAATCTTTTTTAACTCTATAATAGGTAGACTCTTAATCTCACCCCAATAAAAACAATCCTTAAAGTGTGGGTCTTCAGTATAACTATACACTACATTTGCAGGGTCTACATAATTTATCTGTACACCCGCTCCCGGTAGGAACTCGTGTTTAGCTACGCCTATACCAATTACAGTAAGGTCATAATCAAATCTTTTTCTAAGGTCAACGTAATGGTTTGAAGCAAACAAAGTATTAATAGCTTCTTCTTCAGCTATCTCAATTGCAGGCTTGTAATTAAGATTCATGTACAATGACAATTCCTCATCATTTTCAGGCAAATCTTGAGGGTCCATAGTAAATGGGTTCATACCTGTGTTCTCTTGAATAGTAGTAAGAACATTTTTAGCGGCCATTTGCCCCTCAATCATATCTTGAAACTTACTACGCTTATCTTGAGACATAGCATCCTCTGCGTATGCGTTAACTTTAAATAATCTGTCAGACATACCATTAACAACAATGTCTACAAATTTAGGTAGTATAGGTACAGGAGTCCAATCTAAGTTGAGGTACGAAAGGTCACCATCAACAGCTAATTCATTTTTATATTTAGCAACCGATTGTTCACCTCTTGCGTACAAACGAAGTCTATGAAAATCTCTCCATTGGTCATAATATCGACATGAACTACCATCTCTTTTAAACCACTCATACTGAATAGCTTGACCTATTTGCAACCCGAACTCATCTGTAGCTTTTTCAGCATCAGAAACGAATTGACTAGGAAAGCCTGCAGCATTTATATTAATGTTTACCTCTTTCATTTATCTCAATAATTCACTGATTGACCCTTTGTTATTATACTTAGCAAAGGTAATACTTATTTTTGACTGTTTTTGCTCCGGAAGGTATGTGTGCTTTTGATTTGCCATTATAGCTAATCCGGAACTTATAGATGCATCAAACTTTGTTCTATTATTAATATCAAACTTAGCCCAATCTTCTAATGTTTTTGCAAAAGGCATTGAGCCCATCTCATCTGATTCTCTATACGTCTCACTCATATCTAATCCAATATGTTTCTCAATGTAAGATTCTATTGCAGAAGCGTGAGATTGTTTTACATCTTCTGATGAGTTAGGAATACCACCTAGCTCTTTCTCAGTTTTAGATAACTTATTAAATAACTTGTCAGGACGGTTCATTGAGTAACCCCTGTAGCCTCTATTTTTAAAATGATACAATAGACGTGGCTTATTATTTTCACACTATATAGGCATACCATAAAAAATACACGCCATTAGAACTTCTTCAAAAAAAATCTCTGCTGTTTGAGGTCTAGCTATGTATTCTAAAAAGAACTCATTGCTTGGTGCCTCATCCATACTAAACTTAGTAAGCCCGTGAAGAGAACCGTTAGACCCCCTACCACCAACTGTTCCTGATATATCATATGAATCACATCCGAATGAACCAATGTGTTCATTACCCGGATACTTTAATCCACGCTTTAAAGTAACTCTATTTTGTAAGTTTTTGTTTGGCACCCAACCTACTAAAAACCTACCCCTACTATCCGGACTAAATACAACTTGAGTATCCTTCTGACCATCCTTCCAATGAAAAGACCCACGAGTAACGTGGTGGTTTAAAATAATTGAGTCGTTGTAATCTATTTGTTGGTATATTTTTGTTAGGTTAAATAGTGACGCTTTACTTTCATCTCTAAATGCGTGTGACTCAGTTCTTGGAAATTGTCTGTAAAACTCATTTAACGCATCTGCATCACCCTTTAAAGATAACACCTCTGCATTCCAATAATCTACAGCACCATTGCTAATCATTTCCTTATCAACACCTAAAATCTCTTTGGCAGGTTTTTTAAATACAGGCATCCCGTATATATCTATAAATCCCTCCATATTCCACTCCATAGGGATAAATAAAGAGTACATACCACTTTTTGTTTGCCCGTTTGCGTTTCGTGTTTGGACATCTGAATCTTCAAATAGTTTTTTAAAGTTACTACCACCTTTAGATAGTGCGTTGGAAGTAGAACCCATCATACACTTACCAATAATCTTACTACCTAACCGTAAACAAGTTTTAGTTACCCGCCAATTGTTTAAAATATTATTTGGCTTTATCCACTTACCACTTTCGTCATGTACTAACAGTATTAGCTTCTCACCATCATAAGAGTTGTCATCAGTATTTTTCCAATCAATGGTGGTGTCGAGGCCTTCCATCTCATCGTTGGCAACCTCGTGCATATTCTTTTTAGTAATCTTTGATGCGGGAACCCTAAAAGCTAACTCAGTCTTAGGCTTGTCCATACCATCTTGTATGGGCTTAAAAAAGAATGGTAACCTGTTGGCTATTGGAACAACTTTATCAGTAAACATTTTCTTAGCATCGGAACCTGTTTTAGATAGTATACCTACTCTAGAATCTTTTGCAAGTGTTCCTGAGTTTACGGCTTCTGAAGAACCCATAAAAGAAAATCCTGAACGTCTAATTTTTAAGTAGGTCATACCAAAAGACCTCTTATCAGCCTTACAAGCTTCCCAAAAAATAAAGAACACTCTATTTGCCTCTCGATAGTCCGGGTAACCTATGTCAATACTAGTCCATTGTAAATACATATAGTGAGAACCTGTAATGTATGTAGGCTCACCCTCATTCATAAACCAATAGCCCTCATCCCTTCTGTCAAACTCTGCCTCAATATAGTCTACCCACCTACTTTTAAATGAGGAAGGCATATCGTTCCATTGAAATATAGAGTTTATTTTTTTTAATTCTTTTGGAAATTCTTCACGCTCCCAATATTGTAAAGATTTTGTTTTGTGTCGTTGTGGTGTAATTTTTGGGCGTAATGGTAGGCCTATTTTTAATCCTGATATTTCAACTACGTCACTTATCTGACCTGTCTTAGATATATTTACAAAGTCATACTTTTCATTATACCCATATAACCAACTACGCACACCATTCTTATTAGATAGTACATTCTTTGGTATATAGTTTTCAACTACTCGGTATAAATTATTTTGACCTTCTCTCTGCAAATCCTTGTTTAGTGTCTGTTTTATTTGGCCCTTGAGCCTCTATTATAAGATTCTCTTGCTCGGTGTCTATTCTCTTAAGTATTTCAAATGCATCGAATATAGAAAGTTTCTTTGAAGCTGCAGCATTCTTTAATTTATCTGCAGCTAAATCATCCTCGGGGTCAGGCTTAATAATATCTTCTTTAGCAACTTTTATTAATTGCTTAACAGCCTTATATCCTGCCTGTATAATTTCTTTTCTAAGTTCTATCGAATCCATATTATAACTTCATAGTTACTTGATGGTCAAACACTCTATACAGAGTTTCATCATCAATAATAAACTCATACTCACTGTCAGGGGTAAAGCAAACTTTATCACCCACCTTTATGTCTTTAGATTTAAGATATTCGTTAGGGTAAACAATCTCACCCATTAAAGGTTCGTACTTACAAGATTTATTTATAAAGCTATCTAAAGTTTTTATTGGCTTAACAAAACAAAACCTGTCATGACTATTCCATTTACCATCTTGCTTGTATCCCC